TGCAAGAACAAGAAGTAAACACTAACAACTTCTTACCAAGTCGTAAAGAATTACAACTTTCTGCAAAGAAATTTACTACTAACTTGTTAGATAGTGGCGAAATGGATAAAATGGAATTATTCGCACAGGCTGTAAGGGTAAACGAGGTTTTATCAATTGTTACTGATGAACTTAAAAATAGTTTACCAGCGGAAAATTTCGAAGCATTCGGCATCAAAGGAACGTATCGTAATGGCGGAAGTACACCGAACTATTCAGAAGATGAGAAATGGCAACAACTTAAACAAGCATTAACAGATAGAGAAATGCTTTTAAAAGTGGCACAAAAGTCAAATGAAACTATTTACGATAGTGATGGTGTTGAAGTACCAAAAGTAAGCGAAAATATACGCAAAAGTTCTTTGAGTATATCGTTTTAATTCTTATCTTTGAAAATCTTAATTAATTAAATATCTTTATCTTATGAAACAAATTGCAACCGCGTTACTAAACGCACAAGGAGAAATGAGTAACCCAAAAAAAGGTGCTACAAATCCATTCTTTAAATCTAAATATGCGGACTTAAACGCAATTAGAGAAGCCGTAATACCAGTTTTAAACGCACATGGTATTAGTGTATTGCAACCGATAGTACACTTTGAAAACAAAAACTTTGTAAAAACTATTTTACTTCACGAATCGGGCGAACTTTTAGAATCGTTAACTGAAATAATTTATAATAAACAAAATGATGCACAGGCACAAGGTAGCGGAATAAGCTACGCAAGACGCTACGCATTGCAATCTTTTGTTTGCGTGGGTGCAGATGACGACGACGGACAAAAAGCAGTTCAAAACAAACCAAATGCAACAACTGAAATTTTACTAAAGGCAAAACAAGGTGGCTTTTCATTGGAACAAATTAAATCTAAATACACAATTACAACACAACAACAACAAGAATTTATTAATCTTTAATTTTATTTATTATGGCACAAAGTTTTTATGGCTCAATTGACTTTTCTAAACTATTAGAACAAGCGAAATCAGGTAACAAAGCGTTTACCAAAAACGAAAATGGTAAAATCTATTTAAACGTAAGGGTTTACGTTAATGATGAGGTGGATAAGTATGGTAACTGTGCATCTTTTCAAAGCAATTTTAAAGGTGCTACAAAAGAGGATAAGTTTTACTTTGGTAATCTTAAAGAAAGTACACCTTTAGAAATACCAGTTGTAGAAGCAGACATTGTAGACGCTTCGGATTTACCTTTTTAATTATTAATTAACCGCTCGAAAGGGCGGTTTTAAAAACTTATTATTATGAAAAAATATATATTATTATTATTGTTATCAGCGTCAATGTACGCTCAACAAACTGAAACAGAATTGCTTTTTAAAAGTGAATTAGGTTATAAAATTACAAAATCAACTTCAAGTAATTCAAGTTTTGTTATGTTTTATTATGGCTATAAAAATGAAAAATATAAACACATAATAGACATTGGTTCTATTGTATTTTATAAAAAATCAACCGCTGAAGTATTTGCCAATAAATTAATTGAATTCGCTAAAAAGCCATCAAAATCAGATGTTAGATTTGAAGCTACTAATTACAATTTATGTCTTTATGATTTTGCTGATATTATTTATATTTATGATGAAGATTCAAAACTTAAAACATTAACAAAAGATGAAGCGTTAAAACTTGGTGAAGAAATATTGACTAAAGTATATTTAATAAATTAATTTAATAAAACCGCTAATTTATTTTAGCGGTTTTGTTTTTTGTATTGTTTTTTTTGTATATTTGTAAAAGTAATATTCGTGCAGGTTTATTACATTAAAAGAAATTTTTAAAAAGCTCGATAAAAGTAAGGACTGCACTCCTGAAATTATCGGGCATTTTTATTTTATATTTTTATGGCAATTAAATTAACCAAAAGAAAAGGATTTAATTTTTTTCGCTCTTATTACGATGTTTATAATGAGTTAGAAACTAATGCGGATAAAGTGGCTTTTATAGATGCTTTATTAGACAGGCAATTTTTAGGTATCAAACCAGAAAATTTAAAAGGAATGGCAAAGTTTGCTTACATTTCACAAACTAATTCTATTGATAGTCAGGTTAAGGGTTATGAAGACAAAACAGGGACTATTTTAAACCCTACGCAAGGGGGTGGTGTAGGGGGTTTAGTTACCCCTACCCAACAAGTAGAAGAGAAAGAGAAAGAGAAAGTAGAAGTAAAAGAAGAAAATAATATTTTTTTAGCTGAAGTTTTAGAATTTTCTTTTGATGACTTTTGGAGTTTATATCCAAACAAAACAAATAAGAAAAAAGCAGAAGAAAAATTTAATAAGCTAACTAAAGAACAAAAACAAAAAATTGAACTTCATTTGCCTTTTTTTATAAACAACAAACCATTTAAAGATTATAACCATCCACACGCTATTACTTATTTAAACCAAGAGCGTTATAACGACGAAATACAAATAACAAATACTAACTTAATACCATCACAAAATGAACTTAACGACATCACAAGACAATTCAGACTTAACAACTCCAAACTCTAACATTAAAGAATCTTTAATATTAGCTTTAGAACGTACAAATACAACTCCATTTGATTTAAGCAATATGATTTCAGATATTGAATCAGAATTTAGTAGAATTAGTGTTCAGGATATACAGAAAGCAATTAGAAAAGGTGCTTTAGGTGAATACGGAATAACTTATAAATTAAGTACGCAAGTAGTTTGCTTTTGGATTAGACAATATTTACAAAATAAAAACAAAAGAAATTTAGGAATATAATTTAAAAATAAAATTATGTCTTGGCAAAATAAAAAACATATAACAAAGATATTTAATGCTTTTAAACGTAACAAACAAGGAATTTATAAAGAAGATATTGAAGCACTTAAAAACCTTGATGAATTTATAAACGAATCCTCAAAGAATTTAACAAAAGATAATTTAATTTATGCTAAATTACTTTGTGTTTTTTTAAGACAAAATATTCATTACTACAAAGACATTAAATTTGCAATTAAAGAATTAAAGTTTCAGTTAAATATTCCTTTGGACAGACAAATAGAATTATTAACTTACGATTTAAATTTAATAACTTTGCAAAATGAAACTGATGCAAAAGAAGTATTTAAAAAAATGGATAACGCTTGGAGTAAAGAACAAGTAGAAAAATCATTTTACAATTCAGCAAATGACTTATTAAAAGAAATCGAAAACTATTCTTAATTATGAATTTAGACTTTAACCAATTAGAAAACATATCAAACGAAGTTGAGTTTGATTTTAATAAATTAGAAAAGGATTGTTATATTGATTTATCACTTGAATTGATACATCCCGAAACTTTAATTTCAATCGGTTCACACGAATACAAAGGTGCAATGTATCCAACGCCTGTAATGACCGCTGGAGAGTTTTCAGCAATAGTAGCAGCATCAAAATCAAAAAAGACATTTTTAAAATCAGCTTTTTTAGGTTCTTACATAGGCGGAAATTCAAATGAGTTATTCCCAAATATTAAAAGCCATCGTGATAAAGATTATACTATTTTGGATTTTGATACTGAACAAGGTAAATACTACACACAAAGAACTTTTAGACGAGTTATCGAAATGGTAGGCGGTAATTACGAAAACTATAAAGGTTATGCTACAAGGCATTTAAGTAGTAATGAACGTTTACTTTTGATAGACCATTGCTTAAAGAATCAACAAAAGTATAAACACCCTGTTAAATTAATTGCAATAGATGGAATAGCTGATTTAGTAGAAAATACAAATGATATAGTTATGTCAAAAGAAGCGAGTGATTATTTAATGAAATGGACTTACGAGTATAACATTCACATTATAGCAGTTATACACAAATCACCGCAAACAAATAAACCTTTAGGACATTTAGGGACTTACGTTTTAAAGAAAGCAGAAAGCGTTATTGATTTAACTATTGATAAAGATGGCAGTATTTTAGTTACTAATCCATATTCACGTGGTTACAAATTTGAAGATTTTAGTTTTGATATTAATAAAAATGCATTACCTTTCTTAATAAATAACTTTTAATTATGACAAACTTTGAAAAAACACTTGAAAATCTTACAAGCTACATACAAGCGTATGACGATGTAAGTCTAAACGATGGCGAAAATCTTAACTTTTTACTTCAAAAGATAAACACAACTTTATTCTATTTAGAAAGTGAACGTGCTATATTTAAAAAGAAATACGAAAATAGAATTTACGAACTCACAACTGATAAAAAGATGACAGTTGCAAGGGCGGTTAATTTTGCAGAAGTAGAAGTTCCTGAATTATATTTATTGCGTAGGATAATGGATTCAGGTTATAGATGTTCCGATGCTATTCGTACAAACATATCATTTTTAAAATCAGAAAAAAGAAATGCTTAAAATATACGAAAGGAAATGTTTAGTCTGTAAAGATAAGTTTACACCTAAAAACAATACTCAAATAGTTTGTAGTCCATCCTGTGCAATTGAGTATATGAAAAAGCAAAACGCTAAAAATTGGAAACAAGAAAAAAAAGAAATCAAAATAAAATTAATGTCAAAGTCTGATTACTTAAATATCTTGCAGAAAGTTTTTAATACTTACATACGCCAAAGGGATAAACTTAAACCTTGCATTTCTTGTGGTAAACAATTAGGTAAAACTTTTCACGCTGGGCATTTCTTTTCTGTTGGAGCATATCCAAATTTAAGATTTAATGAAAACAACGTACACGGGCAATGCGTAGAATGTAACCTACATAAACACGGAAACGTAAAAGAATACGATTTAAGACTTCAAAATGTTATAAGTGATAAAGAATATAACGAACTATTAGAAATGCGACACAAACCGCTTAAATTAAGCGTAGATGAGGTAAAAGAACTTATTGCAATCTATAAACAAAAAATAAAAGAATTAAAATGAAATTATTTTACATTGTTAAAGGTTCAAAGATATACACAGATTTAAGAAATCAAACCGCACCAAGTCAAAGACCATTTAGACTTATCGGAGTAGTTAAAGAAACTCGCAAACCATCAAAATGGATTGATAAAAGCGAACATTGGCATTGGGTTTTAGAATACCGGTACACCGACAAATCACATTTGCAAGAGGGGTTTAATATTGAAATTGATTATGTTGATAATTTTTTTAGCTTTGAAAAAGTTTTAGTTTAAAATAAATTACTATATTTGTTAAAAATAGCAACGTTCTTACAATGGCTTATATATTTAAAGTTATATTAATTCAGGTTTGGCTATTCCTGATTTATTTAAAATAAAATGTTAGAGAAACTATTTCAACACCATAAACAACTAATCGAATACGCAAAGATATTTGATAAGTCTTACTGCGAAGATATAGTTTCAGAAGTATATTTAAAATTACATCAGTATTCAAGCGAAGAAAAATGTTTCACCAATGGTAAACTAAACAAAGGTTATTTATTTATTGTAATTCGGTCTGTATATTTGTCACAATTTTATAATAAATTTGGTACAGAAGAATTAATAGACACACCAATAGAAGATGACTTTGATGAGAATTACGAAATTGAATGGTATAAGTTTAGAACCAAATGCGAAGCCGAAGTAAATAGTTGGGATATGTACGATAAAAAGTTATTCACAATTTATAGAGATAATGATATATCTATGCGTAAATTAGCAAAAGAAACTGGCATAAGTTTTGTGAGTATATTTCATTCACTAAAAGCACACAAGAAAAAATTAAGAGAATTATTCCAAGAAGATTATAATAATTTAAAATAAAAAATATATGGCAAGAGGTAGAAAAGCTAAAGGATTAGGTGACACAATAGAACAAATCACAACTGCAACAGGAATTAAAGCAGTCGTAGATAAGATTTCAGAAGTAACAGGAATTGACTGCAAATGCAATGAACGTAAAGATGCATTAAACAAACTTTGGAGTTACAGACAACCAAATTGTATTTCAGAGGATAACATTACTTGGTTAACTGACTTCTTACCAAATAAACCTGAACAACTTACAATTAAAGCACAGGAACGTTTAAAGATTATTTACAAGGAAGTGTTTAGCATTGATTTTAAGACAACTTCTTGCGGTTCTTGTTGGCGTGATATGATTAGAGAAATTGAACGTGTTTACGAGGTGCAGATAAACGTTGAATAAACAAAAAAAAATCAATGGAAAAGCAAAGAGGAGGTAAAAGAGAGGGAGCAGGTCGTAAACCTGTTGCAGATGAAAAGAAAGTGACGGAACTTATAACGAAAGCTATCAAAGGTTATCATAATGTTGAAACAGATGAGGAAGCAAAGATTAAATTTATTGAAACTCTTTACGAACATACAAGAGGGCAAATATTTTTAGCTGAACATTTATTTGGTAAACCAAAAGAAACAATTGAAACAACACACAATTTAAACGATTTCAATATAAAAGATATTATAAACTTTAAAGATTAATTTGTATATTTGTAAAAGTATTGTCGCAGATACTAATAAAAATATTTAATTAATTCCCACTTTGATAAGACTGCGACCTTTGATAAGTGGGTATTTAGTTTATGATAGGAATATATAAAATAACAAGTCCAAGTAATAAAGTTTATATAGGACAAAGTAATAATATAGAAAAAAGATTTAAACAATATAATAGTTTAAGTCAAACAAAATTACAAAAACGTTTACATTATTCTTTTAAAAAATATGGAATAAAAAAACATACATTTGAAATTATTGAACAATGCGATGTTGAATTACTTAATGAACGTGAAAGGTATTGGCAAGAATATTATAATGTTTTAGAGTGTGGTTTAAATTGTATTCTAACTAATACAAAAGATAGTATTAAAGTATATAGCAAAGAAAGTATAGAAAAAATAAGGCAAGGTAATTTAAATAAAACAATACCTTATGAAGTAAGAAAACAAATAAGTCAAACAATGAAATCTAAAGGATATAAACCAAAAAATAAAATGATTGGTTTTGATAATCCTAAATCTATTAAAATTAAAAGCACAAATATTATTACAAAAGAAGAATTAATATTGAATTTATCTGAAACAACTAAATTCTTTAAAGTTGATAGAGAATTAATTTCAAATAGATTAAATAATGTGACAAAAAACTTTAGAAAATTAAAAGATTGGAATTTTGAATATATTTAACCTTAAAAAAAAATACTCCCCATTATTTGCAAGTGACACACGTTACTTTGTGGTAACGGGGGGTCGATAAGTGGGTCTGGAAAATCTTATAGTATTAATACTTTTTTATTATTACTTACATATGAAGTAAACGAAATAATATTATTTACTCGTTATACTTTGACTTCCGCACACGTTTCTATTATACCAGAGTTTATAGATAAAATAGAAACTGCAAATTTACAAAATGACTTTTATATTACTAAAGATGAAATTGTAAATAAAACAACGGGTTCAAAAATATTATTTAAGGGTATAAAAACAAGTAGTGGAAATCAAACGGCTAATTTAAAATCATTATCAGGAATAACTTGTTTTGTTTTAGATGAAGCAGAAGAATTAGTTGATGAGGATATATTTGATAAGATTGATTTTTCTATACGTTCTCAAATAAAACAAAATAGAGTTATTCTTGTACTTAACCCTGCAACAAAAGAATCTTGGATATACAAACGTTTCTTTGAATCTAAAGGCGTAAAAGAGGGAAGTAATATAATTAAAAAAGATACTACTTACATTCACACTACTTATTTAGATAACTACGAAAACCTTTCTGAATCTTTTATACTTCAAATAGAAGATATGA